CTGGATGGAAGAGGTGACTAGGATACTGTTTGCTGCTAGGTACAGTGTTAAAGCGAATTTTTCATCACAGAACAGCGAGCGAAACATAGCACTTGGTGCGTTTGGTACTGCAGCAATGTTGATTGAAGATGCTACTGCTTCAGGTACATATCTTAGGTACAAGAGTATTCATTTAGCTGAGATATTCATTGATGAAAATCAACATGGTGTTATTGATAAGGTAAACCGAAGATTTGAATATACTGCACGTCAAGCAATGCAACGTTGGGGTAAGGAGTTACCTGAACAGATTCGCGTGGCTTATGAGAAAACACCTGAACGTAAGTTTGAATTTATCCACTGTGTAGCACCGAATGAAGAAATGCAGGCCGGTAGAGCTGACCACCGTGGCATGCCGTTTAGGTCACACTATGTATCGGTTACTGAGAAGAAATTATTAAGCACCAAAGGCTATCGAACGTTCCCGTATTCAGTTAGTCGATACATCACAGCGCCTAAAGAAATTTACGGGCGTAGTCCTGCAATGCTGGTTTTGCCTGATATTAAGATGCTGAACGAGATGAGTAAATCTACAATCAGACAAGCTCAGAAAGTCGTTGAACCACCATTGCTACTCACTGACGATGGTGTAATGAGTCGCATCAGCACACGACCGAACGCACTGAACTACGGTGGTATCGATCCCGTGACAGGTAACCCGAATATAAGACCGTTAGACACCGGCGGTAATGTGGGTCTTGGTCTTGAGATGATGGAGCAGCGTAGAGATATTATTAAAGATGCGTTCCTGGTAAACCTGTTTCAGATACTTGAGAAGAACCCACGAATGACGGCCACCGAAGTATTGGAACGGTCTAAAGAGAAAGGCGCACTGCTTGGGCCGAGCATTGGTAGACAACAAAGTGAAGCACTAGGGCCGATGATCGAACGTGAGCTAGATATTCTGCAACATGCAGGGGCTTTGCCACCAATGCCAGATGCATTGATTGAAGCAGAAGGTGAATACGATATTGTGTATGAATCACCATTGAATAGAGCGCAACATGCAGAAGAAGGGATTGGTTTACTAAGGACTATTGAGGCATTGGGACCATTGCTGCAAACGACTCAAGATCCTCAAACCATTATGCGTCGATTCAACATGGATGAAGTGGTTAAAGGATTGGCTGAGATTAATGCTGTACCTCAGAAGTGGCAACACTCTGATGAAGAGTTGGCTGCGATGGATGAGCAAGAAGCAATGCAACAGCAGCAAGCTCAAATGCTAGAAGCTGCACCAATAGCAGCACAGACTGCTAAAACTATGGCAGAAGCACAGTCATTGTCCCAAGGGGGTCAAGTAGGTGGAATATGATAGTACTGATGAGGAACTTAAGAAGTTTATTATAAACGAGCAGCGTAGGGTGCTGTCTCTAGCGTACAAAGGACTATTTGAGGGGAAAGATTCTGAAATAGTCTTAGATAATTTAAAAGCGTTTTGCAGATATGATACGACATCGCACGTCAGTGGTGATCCATACTCAACAGCGTTTTTAGAGGGGAGAAGAGAGGTTTTTTTACACATTAAAAAATATATCGAAATGTCTATGGGAGTAGATTAAATATGAGCGGAGAAGATACCGGTGCAGAAATATTGTCAAACCAAGCCGAGGCGCCAACAGAGACGCCAGCCCCTGAATCAGCGCCAGCAGTTGGGGAAGCATCAAGCAACGAAACATCATGGATCGATAGCATCGATGAAGAATACCGTCCTTCAATCGAGGCGCGTGGATTGTCCGATAACAACACATTGGCAAAGTCATACGTCAACCTGGTTAAGCTTCACGGGAATAACCCAAATGTGGTCGCTTTACCGGGAGAGGATGCCACCGATGAGGTCAAAGCCGACTTTTACAAGGCGCTTGGTAGACCTGAAGATGCGTCTAAGTACCAGATGGACATACCTGAAGGAATGCCGTTTGATGAAGCTTTTAACAACAGCTTTAGAGAAATGGCGTTCGAGAATGGACTGACATCTGAGCAAGTTAAGAATATTAACGATTGGCATAACGGACAAATGTCCGGGCAAATTGATGATCAATCGCAGAGTGCTCTAGTACAGGCCGACCAAGATATTGCGACATTGCGCGGTGAATGGGGCGGTGCTTACGACTCTAAAATGGCAGAAGGTCGTGCAGCGGTTAATATGCTTGGTGTTGAGGATCAAATGTTGAATCAGCTAGAAATGGCTATGGGTACGGGTTCAATGCTGCGGTTCTTCCAAGACATCGGCTCTAAGATCGGTGAGGATGTAGTGCTGGGTGAAGGTGATAATGAGTTCGCCGGAGGTATGACACCAAACCAGGCTAAAACTGAAATGGAAGCATTGAGTTCTGATTTCAAAACATCATTGATTGATCCGAGTCATGCGAATCATAAAGCTAACACTGAACGATGGAAAACACTGAACAGGTACGCTCATGGATAAGACCGGTGTACGTATAGAGTGTTTAAAGTTGGCAGCGTCTAGGGCCACACCTGGGGATATAGGTACTGGTGTGGTGAACATCGCTAAAATTTACGAATCGTATGTAATGGAAGGCGTGAAGCCTAGGAAAAAGACAACCACCACACCTGATAAGTTGCCCGAAAAGTAATCAAGCGTTATAATATTTACAGGAGTGTAGGCGGACGTAAGGATATTTGCGTTGCGCGCCTCCATGTAATTCAGCGAATAACCTATCTATAGGCCGCAAATTTTAAAACTAAAATTTGGGCCACCTAGTGAATAACCCGAAATGAAAACGAATTTATCTTTTTATTAACGGGAGAACGGCCAATGCCTTTCACTATTCCAGATCATTTTAATCAAAGTTATACTCGTAACGTAGAGCTTTTATTACAGCAAGAACATTCACGCCTAATTGATTGCGTAAACGTTGAATCTTACCAAGGTGAGTCAGCACAGATTGTTAAACAATTTGGTGAAGTTGAATTTTTACCTAAAAACACTCGTCATTCAGATACCACTTTCAGTGATATTGAACACAAACAACGATGGGTTCACCCTGAAGATTTCACACTGGCACTACCAGTTGACAAGGAAGATGAGCTTCGTCAATTAGATTCGCCTATGTCGCCTTATGTTAGAGCGATGAAAGCTGCATGGAATCGTAAGCAAGATGAGCTTATTGCTAATGCTTGGTTTGGCGATGCAATCACCGGCGCTAAGGGCATCACAACTACCACTTATGCAAGTGAGACGGGTGGTATTGTTGCAGTAGACGCAGGTGCTTCAGCCTCAACAGGTTTGAACGTTGAGAAGTTAATTCAAGCTCGACAGTTTTTACTAGCTGGTGAGGTAGAAGTGGACATGGAAGACGTTTACATTGCCATTACGTCTAAACAGCTAGGTGACTTGTTGCGTTCTACTGAAGTAACTAGTTCAGATTATGCGGCAATTAAAGCACTGGTCAACGGTGAAGTTAATGAGTTCATGGGCTTCAAGTTCAAGAACTACGAGCGTTGGAATCGTAATGCTAATTCCGGCACGACTTCTGCGCGTAAGATTCCAGTATGGGTTAAATCCGGTATTGTTTCAGGTCATTGGAATAATTTGGAAAGCCGAATTGGTGAGCGACCAGATAAAGAATACTTGAACCAAGCGTTTATGCGCGGTACTCAAGGTGCGTCACGTACCCAAGGTGCGAAAGTCGTTCAAATCCTTTGTGACGAAACTTAATAGGAGCTATTTAAATGGCTGAAACATATTCAACTGAAACCGCTAGCGTCTTAGACCCTAGCGTATTACCTCGCCAGAAAGCGGATGGTTCTGTGTACGGTGCGCGTTTGCGTCGATACCGCTCTACTATTACTCTAGCCTCGCAGGCATCAGGCGATACTATCGTCCTGGCAAAGCCTCGTGATGGTGAAGTGTTTGCATACGGTGTTATCACAGCGTCAGCAACACTAGGTGCTTCTGCCACTGTGGCTATTGGTTCCACTGATGATCCCGATGGGTATCGTGTAGCGGCTGTGTTTACTACTGCTAACACTCCTACCTTATTCGGGACTATCGCGGGAATGATCACTGAAGCTGAGCTTGATGGTTTAACGGAAGTTAAAGCGACCGTTGGCACAGCAGCATTGCCTAGTTCAGGTACGCTAGTGATTGATTTGTATTACTCCCATAGCTAAATCCCTTCAGCTATGCTTTTTGCTCCTACTTCGGTGGGGGTGTTTTTTAGGAGAATGAAGTGGCAACACGACAATATACATTAGCCAGAGACGGGCATGTAAAGGATGTGGCTGAGGCGGTTGGTAGTGCTATAAACGGTACAGGTTTTATTGAACTTACCATTGATTTAGCGGCAGATGCTACCGAACGAGAAGTTACAAATGCGTTAGAAAATTTTACTCGGAAGATTATAGAAGACAATTACCCACCAGCATAAGGAATCATCATGGCGTCAGTTGTAGAGATTTGTAACTTAGCTCTGCGTCAGTTGGGCGCTAGACGGATTACATCGCTGGGGGATAGTACAGAAGAGGCTCGTGCATCTAATGATGTGTACGAAAGACTTCGCGACGATTTGCTAAGGGCGCACCCGTGGAATTTCGCTACCGTTAGGACAAGCTTAGCAGCGTTATCAACTGCCCCCTCCTGGGGGTACGATAATGCCTTTCAAATCCCTGTTGATAGTCTCAGGATTTTAGAAGTTAGTTCCAACCGAGGTGGTTCATACGGTGGTACTGGCGCGACAAGCGCGTGGGAAATTGAATCATCCACTATAGTTTCTAACTTACCTGCTCCATTGAACATTAAATATATCAAACGTGAGGAAGACCCTAACGTATTTGATAGTAAATTCATAAATACACTTGCAGCCTACATCGCATGGCAATTGGCCGAGCGACTAACACAGTCGAACACTAAAAGAGATTTAGCAAAACAGGCGTACCAGGAGCAATTCAGAATTGCTAAATTTGTGGATGCCCAGGAATCCACACCCAAGCAGTTAGAGGACGGGTCGTGGTTGGACTCTAGAAATTACGGGCAATATTCTAGAGAATCGTGGGAGTATTAAACTTTGAGTAAAGCATCACCTATTCAAGAGTCGTTCAACGCTGGTGAACTTAGCCCACTGATGGAAAGTCGCGTAACTGTTGCCAAACGGGCGAACGGTTGTACGCTGTTAGATAATCTCGTCCCTACGATTCAAGGCCCACTGGTATCGCGTCCAGGGGCGAAGTTTGTCAATCAAGTTAAGAATCGACTTGATCCTATTGTACTAATACCGTTTGAATTTAATGTAGAGCAGGCATATATATTAGAGTTTGGTGATTTGTATATGAGAGTGTACAAAGACCACGGTATTATTGAATCATCACCAAGTGTGCCTGTTGAGATCGTAACGCCTTACGCTAAAGCTGATTTATTCGATAGTGAAGGTCGAACCAGATTACAGTGGGCGCAGACAGCCGACATCATGTATTTAACCCACGCCGACCACCCTGTTCAAGAGTTGAGCCGGACATCGGATATAGCGTGGACTATTGCATCGTCTGAATTCAAAGACGGCCCGTTTGAAAAAGAAAACACTGATACTACTAAGACAATGACTCGTTCAGGTACTGCAGTGGGTGCGACAATTACTGTAACCGCCACAGGGCATGCACCTTTTGTTTCTACTGATGTGGGGCGACTAATACGATTCACAGACGGAACGACTAGGGCATCGGTCAAGATTACGGGGTTTACTTCTTCCACGATTGTCACGGCGGCGGTTGGTGAAGTAGCTTTGGGTGGTACAGGCGCCATTAGCAAGTGGCGGTTAGGTATTTTTTCAGAAACCACAGGGTATCCAACCACCATCACATTCTTTGAAGATCGAATGTTTTTAGCAGGGTCTAGAAGCAACCCTCAACGCATCGATGGTAGTGAAGTGGGCGACCATTTAAGTTTCTCACCCACTGAAACTGATGGCTCAGTGATTGATAATAATGCCATTGGCGTGGCATTGAACGCTGATAAAGTGAACGCGATTGTTTGGGTGACAGATGATGAACGTGGCTTGATGATCGGCACTGCTGGTGGCGAGTGGGTTATGTCTCCCAGTTCCAGCGGTGAGGCGTTGACTCCTGTAAATATTAAAGCGGTACGCGCAACGACTTATGGAAGTGCTGCGGTTAAGCCCATCCGTACAGGTAAAGCGACATTGTACGTACAAAGAAGTTCCCGAAAATTACGGGAAATGGCCTTTGTGTTTGAGTCCGATGGTTTCCGCTCACCTGATATGACGATCTTGAGCGAGCATATTACCGGTGATGGCATATTGCACATGGCGTATCAGCAAGAACCTCATTCTATTGTTTGGTGTTTGCGTAAAGACGGCTCATTGATTGGATTCACTTATGATCGTGATCAAGACGTTTTAGCATGGCATAGGCATAACTTAGCTGGCGCGTCAGACGCTGGAGGAACGGCTGCGGTGATCGAAAGTATCGCTGCCATCCCGACACCTGACGAAAAGAGTGATGAATTATGGGTGTCAGTTAAGCGATGGGTTAATGGTCAGGAAGAACGATACATCGAGTTCATAACGGAGTTCTGGCGTGAATCGTTTGATCAAGAGGATGCGTTCTGTGTTGATTCGGGATTAACTTACGACAGCACACCAGCCACTACGATAAGTGGTCTAGATCATTTAGAAGGACAATTAGTTCGCATTTTAGCCGATGGCGCTGCACATCCTGATAAAACTGTGACGTCTGGTTCAGTGACTTTAGATAGGTTGTCTTCCGTAGTTCACTTAGGATTACCTTATATACCTAGTTTCAAATCCTTACGATTTGACTCTGGTGCTAAAGATGGCACGTCACAGGGCAAGACCAAACGAATCAATAACGTGACGGTTAGGTTTTACCAGACGCTAGGCGCATTCATTGGCCCTAGTCAAAGTGAGATGGATGAAATTAACTTCCGTGAAGGTGATGACTTAATGGACGTAGCACCACCGCTTTTCGACGGTGATAAGCGGGTTAATTGGCAAGGTTCTTATGATAACGATGGGTTCATCATCATTGAGCAAAGGCAACCGCTACCAATGACGATCATTGCTGTCATGCCTCAAGGCCATACTCAGGATAGAAGTTAATGTTGGTACAGACGTTGAAGGCTGACCACTTAACTCGTTTGGAGCTTCAGCCTGAGCAACAGTATTTCAAACAATTAATATCTAATCCTGACGATTACGTTAAAATGGTATCAGATGGTGACGCTTACGCCATTGTTGAGGGTGACGAAACAATGTGTGCTTTTGGGATCATTGAACTATGGCCCAACAGATCGATGATTTGGGCGTTAATGTCTGCAAACTGCGGCCCTCACATGACAGGTATGGTTAGGATAGGGCGCAGAATGGTAAAAACATCCGGTAGCAGGCGAGTAGAGGCGCATGTTGATTGCGACTTTAAAGCAGGACACAGATTTATGAAATTATTAGGCTTTCATGTTGAGGCTGAACGAATGCGATCCTACGAACCTGATGGTCGGGATTGCACACTATACGCGAGGATTCAGTAATGGCGTGGATTGTACCTTTTATCCCTGCAATTGTGGGAGCTGTAAGTTCCATGGCAGGCGGTCAGGCTCAAGCTCAATCGGATGATTTTAACTCCAGGGTTGCAGCACAGAATGCTCGACGCGCTCAAGCTCAAGCAACAGAAGATGCTAGAAGGCAGAGAGTTGCCAGTGCTAAAAGCACCGCATCTTTGAAGACAGGTTTTGCAGGCGGCGGACTACGACAAGAGGGTACGGTGCTAGATGCAATTAACGACTCCATTGTACAGGGGGAGTTATTAGCATTGGACATTGAGGCTAAGGGTGCGGTGAATGCTCAGGACTTTAGAACTAGGTCAAGTTTGAGTAAGTCAGCGGCTAGCGGTGCTAAGACTCAAGGGTTATTAGCAGCCGGTGGCTCATTATTGAAACAGGCTCCGGCTTTCGGTAAAGCGTTAAGCACGTCATAGGGGTTGATATGCCAAAGTTAAAAATACAACAAGCTGGGCCGTCAGGATTCACGCAGTCTAGCGTTTCATCTACCGCCGCATCATTCGGCGGACGTGAGGCTGCGGGGCTGAGTTCATTAGGTCAAGGTATGCAAGTTGCCGTTGATGAGTATCAGCGTCTAGGTGATGAGGCCGATATATTGGAAGCTGGAAATACTTTAGCTGATTTAGATTTTCAGATGATACAACAGTTTGAAGAGGCTAAAGCAAGCATACCTCAAGATAGTACTGAAGACCATTTAGGTCAGCAGACTGCCCTACTTCGCTCTAATCTTGACAAGGTTATTGCGGGATCTAAAGATGGTGCAGGTAAGAAGGTTTTAACTCAAGGTGCCAACGACATATTCAACAAGTTCAGATTGAAAATGTATGGACATGAGATAGATCGAGGATATAAGAGACAAGAATCATTAGTGAAAACTGCTGTAAACGCTGGAGCCAATACGGTACTGACTGACCCCGCAAGACTGATGGCTCAAGTGGCTCAAGCACAGAAAACTGTTGAAGCATCTTCAATGCCTGAAGAACGACAAGCTGCGTATTTAGCTGCCATTCCCGGACAGTTTGCAATGTCCGCTGCTAAAGGTCAGTTAGAGCAGTCAGGTACTGTAGATGAGGTGGACGAATTCATTGAGGATATCAACTCCAGTAAATGGAATGATGTGATTACACCTGATCAACGAGTGTCATTGGTAAAGCAGGCCAAGGCTAGGAGTAGAACAATACTTGCTACTGAGGCCAGTGATAATGCTGACTTGTGGAAAGGTGAATCTATACAGGCTGCAACTGAATTCACAGATTTAATGATCAGTATTCGCAAAGGTGAAGCTAGCGAAGAGGACATTGAAAAGTTTAGAGCGGAACATGCAACCGTCAACGGCGGTCGTGACCCTAGACCTCAACTAGCTCAATACAGGCATGCAATGGCAACTTACATGGGTGGTAAGTCTAGCAACAGTGCTGCCGTGAAAGCTGCGAACAATGTATTAGATGTCGCAAAGGGTTATGCGTCAGGTAGAGTGTTCCATCCTGCCAAGGATAAGGAGGCGCTCAATGATTATTATGATTCGGTCAAGCAGCAGATATTCGATCCTATGTCTAAGCAATCACCTGATGAAGCCGAGCAGTATATAATATCCAACATGTTTGAGTTTGCTAAAAGCACAAGAACCGTCCCTACTAACTTTATGGTTGATATTGAAAACATGCTTAGAGATGACAGCAATCCTGATGCAGTGGTTGCCGGTGCTAGACGTTATCAAGCTATGAAGAATTTAGGCCCGACATTTCAAGTGCAATTGTCTAAGGCTCAATACTCGCAAAGAGCGGAGGCTATAAACGAGGTAATGCTTAGAAGTTCCAACGCTAAAGACGCATTAGACAAGGTGATGACTTTAGAGAATGTCAGTGAAGCTATCAAGACTGAGCGCGGCACCACTGCTACAACCTTGCTGAATCCTAAGTTTTTTGGAGAAGATGCCAGAGAGAGAACATCTACTGCGCTAGATGAGTTGGGCATAAGCGTTGATGCAGAAGATTTACCCGATGGCGCATCTGTCACTTATCAGCAGGCATTCAAAACTGCATACATGACTTATGGTGACGAAGGTATTGCACATGCTGAAGCTAAGGAGGCAGTTAGAGGTAATTGGGCTGAAAGCGGATTCACGGGTGTGAATGATCCTGTTTTATCTTTTGCTTCACCTGAGCAAAGGTATGGGTTACATGGGGTTGATCAGCAAGACAACCATAAGTGGCAGAAAGAACAGTTGATACAAGATTATAAAGACTACTTGAAATCTCAAGGCGTTACTGAAGCATTCCATGCAGATGATAGATTTTCAGATAACTTAGTAGTAATACCTCATCCTTATGCGACTTTCCAAGGGAAGCCAACATATATAGTTTACCGTGATTTATTTGATGAAGATGATGTGTATCAGGGGCGTTCACCTTTATTCGGTGAAGGTACTTACAATTCTTTACCGTGGCACCCAAATTGGGATACCAGTCCTGAGAAGGTTAGGCAAGACGCGGGTAATAAGAAGAAAATAAAAGATGCTAAGATGAGATCTCAAGATGATACGCCTTGGCTTCTACCGGACATTGGACTGTAACTATGCCTGTTTTAGATTTAAGCACCACCGGTCAATTCCAAACCCTTAACAACCCTACTCAACCTCAAAGAGAAGATGATCCTTTGTTCTTTGCGGAAACGTTGCCTGCATTATACCAAATGGAAAACACTGTCGGTTCAATGTCCAACGTCACCCTTGAGGGGGATGGGGAACGTGACCCTGAGTACGATCCGTCAAACATAATACCTCAAGGGCATGAAGATTATGCCGACCAGTATTTTAGAACTAAAAACGCTCACCAAGGGGCGAGGTTAAGTCAGGCTATTAATCGTGAATTAGAAGCTAAAGACATTATTGACCGTTCAGGCGCGATGGGTGTTTTAGGTGGTATAGGTGTGGGAGTTATCGACCCTATCAATTTAATCCCTGGTATAGGCGTGGGATATAAGTTGATAAAAGGCGGTGGTGCTGTAATCAATTCAGTAGCTAGAGGCGCGGCTACTGGAGCAATGTCCATGACAGCTACTGAGGCGGTATTACATGGTCAGCAGAAAACCAGAACTGCAACCGAGTCAATTATAAATATTGCAGGCGGTACTATTCTGTCAGGTGCATTGGCGGGCGGGTCTAAGAAGTTAGCACAATATATATCAGGTGAGCGCGGTATAAATACCAATCAAGCCATGAAGGAGATGGAGGAGGTGACTGAGCAGAATTTTGATTTAGATGTTTACGACTCTTCTCGTAAGTCTATGGGTTCTGCTGAACGTGAGATTTCAACAGGCAATATTGCTGATGAAGGTATTGCGGGAAATTGGTTTGTTGATAATGTATTAACCCCTGTTTATGGTTGGGTCGATCCTGTAATGCGAGGGTCATTGCAACCATTAAGGGATATTAGAGCAATAACTCATACCGTTGCCGAAACCCCGTCATTGTTGCAGAAGAATGTAACAGATGTAGAAGCTGGTGACATGGGAGCGCCTACTCAATTATCACTTGAGCGAGCGATCAGAGATCAAGATGCATATCTTTATGCATCATTGGGTAAAGTCGATGACATGTATTCTCAGTATGTTCAGGGTCGTGGTAAGAAGATGGGCGACTGGGCTAGAAATTCACTAACTCGAATGACTCAGAAGGATCGACAATTAAAATCACCTGTTGAATTTAGGGAAATGGTTAGTCAGGAAGTTAGAAATCCTGGTACAACTGGCAATCAGTTTGCCAAAGAGGCGGCGGACACTATATCAGGTAAGTACTTCGACCACTTCGCTCAATTAGCTGTCGATTCAGGGTTGTTCAAATCCAAACCTGACACTAAAACTGCAATGCGGTATTTGACTCGAATGTGGGATCCTGAGAAATTGAATGACTCTGACATGCGTGAAGAGTTGAGAAAGATAGTAATCGGGGCATTGAGTAGTGAACAAGCCAAGGCTGTAAAACGATTGAAGAGTGTTCCCAAGAAGGAAGCGGCTCTAAAACGCACTATCAAAGCAAGACGCGCCGAGGTAATGGCCACTACAAAAGCTATTGAAAATACACTTCCGAAGGTTGTTCAGGATGAGTTTGAACAGGCTGTAGCATCATTGAGCGAGGCATTGGTTACAGGTCGAAGTGTAAAGTTAAAGACTCCACACCAAATGCAAGTTAAGGCGGGTAAGGATGCTCAGGCCGCTGCCAATGCTGCTAGACAGGCAGAGATTTCTAATGTTTTAAAAACATCAGCAGATGATATTAGTAAACTGTTCGATGATGATTTTTTAAATAATATGTCCGATAAGCTCACTGATGATATTGCAGACTTTTCAAGAGACGACATCATCAAACTTATTGCTGAAGCCACGGAGGGTGAAATGTCACCTCAAATGGCTAATAAAATTGCCACTAAAATTGCAGCCGCGCAAGCCGGTATAAATGCCACTGCTTCAGCCACTTTTAAAGAATCGTTTAAAAAGAGCATGGGCAGTCAGCGTAAAGCATTGCAGAAAAGAATTGCGGCTATTACATCAGGCGGTGCTCCCGATATTGCAGCTAAAGAGATGGAAAGGGAGATTCGTAGAGAGGCTAAGAGGGCGGCTAGCAAAGCCATCAAGAAGTCTATTGCACAAGCTACTGAAACTTTACGTAAAGAAATGGATGATGCGTTAGATGAGTTGGCGGCAGTCAGGAAAGGTAAAATAATTGATGAATTCGCAGCGAGTATTCAAGACCAAGGTTTGAAAGATCAAGCTGACGTGTTTATGAATCATATTGTATCTACTCCTAGGGGTAGAATACCTTATGCTGCCCATGAGGAAATGATGCCTTCTGCACCTAAAGGAATGGGGCCTAGTGGATTCTTAAAGCGAAGGTCTGATTTACTTCAAGACGCTGATGTCGAGAAATTCTTGGTGAATGATATTGATCAGATATTAAATGCTTATCATAGGTCAGTTGTTCCTGATGTGACACTCTCTGGGAACTCTATGTTTGAAGGTGATCCGACAGGTGCTAAGTTGTTTGATAAAGCCGCTCGAATATGGCACGACTATATTCGAGATTTTGATAAAACATATAAGCAGTTGAAGCAACTCAAGGACTCTGGAAATAGGGAACACTTTGAATTACTGGAAGATGAGTTGGGTGTGTCTTACAAGCAGATGAGTAAGATTGCTGATAAACCCGGTCGATTGCAAACTTTGGAAAAGCAACGTGCTAGCAGTTTAGAAGATATTGAGGCTATGGTTGGTCAGCTCCGTGGTACTTATGGCATGCCTGATAATCCAGCGGATATTGTCCCTAGAGTTGGTAGAGCGTTAAGGCAGCATAGCTATGTGACTAAGTTGGGCAAAATGGTTGCATCTTCTCTGACTGATATGGGCGGTCTAGTGATGAAGAATGGATATACCAGAATTTATAAAGATTTAGTTGTGGATTTAATGAGCAATTGGAAAGCGATCAATATGTCTAAATCTCAACTTAGAGAGTTGGGTGTAGGGTTGGACATGATCTTGAACACCAAAGCCAGGGCCGTTGCGAACATTCAAGATGATTTCCTTAGAAGTTCAAAGTACGAGAGGGCGTTAGGTGCTGTATCCGATAGGTTTGGATTAGTCACAGGTATGGCCGCATGGAATACCATAATGAAAACATCAGCAGGGATGCTGACAATGAATCGTTTAGATAGAGCCTTAAAGGGTCATGTCACAGGAAAGATTACCAACCGTGATGCAACATGGTTGAATCACTTGGGTATAGATGGTGGTACAGCAAGGGCAATAGCAGCACAGATAGAGAAACATGGAGGTAAGGAAGGAGCTCAACACTTACCAAACGTAAGCAAGTGGGACTCAGAATATTCGTTCTTATCTGAGATATACCGTTCGGCATTAAACAAGGACGTGGATAGTACCATTGTTACGCCTGGGCTTGATCAACCCTTGTGGGTTAAAGGTAAGCACGGTGAATTCGGAAAAATGGCGGGACAATTTGATAGTTTCGGGTTTGCCAGTGTTCAGAGGACTTTAGTGCGCGGTGCACAAGAGCACGATCTTGCAGCCGTGAATGGGCTATGGACTATGGTGTCACTTGGCATGATGATATATTACGTTAAGACTAAAGAAGCAGGCAAAGAACCTAGTGATGATCCAAGAATATGGATTCGTGAGGGTGTTGATAGATCGGGTGTAACTGGTTGGTTCTTTGAGTTAGATGGTGCAATGTCTAGATTGACACATGGCACATTATCTACTGACGCACTGGTTGGTGGAAAACCATTATCTAGAATGTCAATTCGTAATACTGCTGGTGCTCTTTTAGGGCCTTCTGCTGGTATAATAAATGATACTTTTAGTTTCAGTAATGGGGTGTTCGGTCACTTGACAGGGCAAGAAGATATGAGCAAGTCCCAAGTACACGCAGGGCGGCGGTTAATGTGGCTTCAAAATCTGCAATGGTTTGAACAAGGCATTAATGCCGTAGAGGGTTCGGTTAATAAAAGCTTAGGGATTAACACAAAATGACAGTATCAACGACAGAAAGCAGAATAAGCCATGATGGTAATGGTTCAACAACAGCGTTCTCATATCCTTATTTATTTCTAAGTGAAGCTCACCTAGTGGTTATATTAGTAGTCGATGCAACAGGGGTTGAAACCACCCAGGTGCTAACCACTAATTACACAACCACGGGCGAAGGTGACGCGGGCGGCGGCACCGTTACCATGCTGGTAGCCCCTGCAACTGGTGAGACTTTAGTAATATCCAGAGCCACCACATTAGACCAAGCTGTTGATTATCAATCTAACGATACGTTCCCTGCTGAAACACACGAGGGCGCTTTAGATAAATTAACGTTAATCGCACAAGACAATGCCTCTAACAATGAACGGGCGCTAACGTTATCTGCGGGTGATACGACTACCAGCAATAGTTTACCGACCACCGTCGCAGACCAGTTACTGGGATGGAATTCTGCAGGCACCGCGTTACAGAATTACAGTCAAACGGCACTGGACACAACACTGTTACCCACCCTGGTCGCCAACCAGGTACTCGGTGTCAACGCTGCAGCAACTGCCATTGAATTTAAATTCACTATGCCTGCAGCGTCTGCTAATAAGGGCTTAGCATGGAACGCGCTAGGCACTGATATTGAAAACGTTACAGTACTTAAACCTGCGGTGACTGACAACTTAACAGTAGGTTTCACTACAGACGTTGAGGTATTAGCAAGTGACACTATAGCACCAGACATGGCGCTTGAAGCTATTAAGACTAGAGCTGTTGTCGGTACTGTACAAATTAATCTACCAACTAATGGTCAAGGTGTCTGCTACATCGTATTGACCGTTGATGCTACAGGCGGCTATGCAGTTAATTTAGGTACAGGCGTTAAAGCCATTGGTACGCTACCAACATTAGCAGCATCTACAACCTACATGGCAGTTGTAGTGAGGCATACGGCAGCACTGGCAACAGTGCAAATTGAAGCGGTGGCTGCATGATACTCAAACCTTCATTATTACCAAGTGCTGCTGGGGGTGACGCGGGGTTCGCAGTAACTAACTCTGGTTTGTTTGATGGTGCAGAGTTTATGACTCGCAGCTTCGCCACGCCCACTGATAATAAGGTATGGTCGTTTAGTTGCTGGGTCAAGCAAACCGAATTAGGCACGTCTAACATAATAACGTTCGGTACTTCATCCGCAGCATTTGCTGATATCCACTTTGCATCATCGGCAAAATTCGGGAGTAGGTTCAGATTGAATGCCTTGACTGACAAAGCGTTCTTGTTATCTGATGCACTACAACGAGACTTAAGTGACTGGGTACATTATTTAACTGTTCTTGATACCACCCAAGCTAACTCGATTGATAGGTATAAAGTGTTCATAGATGGGCAGTTGGTAAATTCTACTAATTTCTCAGGTAGTGGGTTAGGTTTAAATACTTCAACGTTTTTCAATTCAGCATTAACAGCAAATCTAGGTAAAAGGTTCTCTGGTGCTGTGAATATGAAAGGTTACGTTGCTGAGATGAGCTTCGTCGACGGTCAAGCATTATCACCTTCTGATTTCGGTGAGTTCTCTGCATCAGGTAGATGGCGACCTATTGATGTGAGTGGTCTGACCTTTGGGAACAATGGTTTCTACCTTGACTTCCAGGATGGTGCTGACCTTGGTAAAGATGTGTCTGGTAATAACAATGACTGGACTAACACTGGTGTAACACAATCAACTGATTCCCCTACTGCTAACAATGCAACCATCAACCCACTGGAGGCTAACGCAAGTCTGACCTTATCAGTTGGTAACACAGTTATGGCTGGTGGTGCAGCACACCAGAAAGCTATGGGTACAGTAGGCTTACCTAACTCAGGGAAGTATTACTTTGAGGGCGTGGTGCTAACAACAACCAACGGATCATCAGCAACCAGCATTGGTATAGCCTCAGCAGCAACACCTGCTAATCTCACTGCCGTCACTCAATTTGCTGATGGTATCATCATGTACTCAAGTGTTTCTGGTAGTGTCAGTGAGGGGGCATCAACACTATTCACGTTTGGTACATTCACTGCCGGTGATGTCATGCAAGTGGCAATAGACTTAGACAACAATAAGATGTGGTTTGGTATCAATGACACCTACTTTGACAGTGGTGGAACCACAACAGGTAACCCTTCTACTGGTGCTAACCCTGTATCAACAACAGACTTCAAAGGTTATGCTTTAGCACTTGGGTTATTCAGTAACACAGTAACCGCACAACTAACAGAAGAAAGCTTTACTCATACACCACCAACAGGGTTCGTTGAGTTAGACAGTACTACTCTTGCAGCAGCAGACGTTAACCCACAGGAACACATGACACCTGTTCTGTACACTGGTGATGGTTCTGCCTCACTAGCAATCACAGGTGCTGGATTCCAACCAGACTTAGCATGGATTAAGAACAGGGATGCTACTGACAGTCACGTACTTACTGACTCTGTACGGGGTGTAGGAGAGATCATATCTTCTGATACTTCGGGTGCTGAAGTAACTGATGCAGACACAGTACTATCATTTGATACTGATGGTATAACAGTAGGTGCTGACGTAAAGGTTAATACTAATACTGAGGATTATGTTGCATGGTTATTCAGATTTAACAACTCCAGTGCTTCAAATACTAATGGTACTATAACCTCCACTACATCAGCAAATACTTCTAATGGCATGTCTGTTGTTACGTACACAGGTAATGGTACGGGTGGTGCTACTGTAGGTCATGGGCTTGGTGCAACGCCTACATTCTGGATGGTTAAGAGACTTGATACTACCGGATCATGGAAAGTATTCCATACAGGACTTGGTGCTACTAAAGCAGGGGTACTTAACACTACTGCAGCCCCGTCAACTTCAACAACCTTCTGGAATGATACTGCACCAACCCCATCAGTATTTAGTCTTGGTACTAGCACAGATGTTAATGCCAGTGGCGGGACTTATGTTGCCTATTGCTTCACAGACATTGAAGGTTTCAGTAAAGCCTCCACATATACCGGTAATGGTTCGGCAGATGGTCCATTTGTTTACACTGGCTTTGGACCTAGTTATATACTTATTAAGTCAACAACGGGTTTAGAAAGCTGGAGCGTACTGGACGGTACCCGTCAACCAGTAAACCCTAACAGTACTCGTTTAGTTACCAACTCGTCAGCTATTGAAACTACAGGATCTACCTCAGACGTAGACTTCTTGAGTAACGGGTTCAAGGTCAGAGGGACGATCACTACCCATAACGGGTCAGGCAGAGTCTACACATATCTAGCATTCGCCTGCAACCCATTCGCACGATAATAGGATATAGATTATGTACAGAGATAGTAATGGCAAGACTGGCTATAAGATGCTGATAGGTACTTCCGGTATGACTTACGGAAACCTTAAGAATCTTCCTAGTGATGAATTAGCGTCCGCATTAGCTGATGGTATTAGTGAATATATTGCACCTCCTAGACCTGAACCCACTGACGCACAGGTACTTGCTCAACAAACCGCCGCAATCAAGGGCCAAGCTGAGTCGGATATTAATGACATTCTTACTTTAGATGAACGTATTCAAGCCTTGGCTGATGCAGTTGATTTACTGGATGGTAAGAACAATGGGCGACCTGATGATCCGGGCAAGGAGACATCATTGAAAGCTGACCTTGGTGCAATCAAAGCTATCCGTGATCAAGCAGCACTGGACATAGCAGCCTTATGATCCATGTCCAGCAGTTCAGAGAATTAATTATAAAACCCACTCTAGAACACATGGGCTTATATAGTCGCTCTGCTGAAAACCTGTTAGTTGGTACCGCGTTGGTTGAATCACGTCTTGAGTACTTGAAGCAGTTGCGAGGCGGCCCAGCACTCAGTGTATATCAGATTGAACCCACCACGCACGATGATATATGGCGCAGCTTTCTAACATTCAGCCCTCATCTGAGAGATAAAACAGTGGAGCTTTTAAGTCATCGCGCCACTATGCGAGAAGATAAATGTTCAGATTTAGTCGGTAACTTACCGTATTCCACCGCCATTGCGAGGCTGGTATACTATCGTATACCACGAGCATTACCGGAAAGCACTGATATTCCAGGACTAGCCCAGTATTGGAAGAAACATTATAATACATACTTGGGCAAAGGCGATCCTTTGAGTTTCGTCGAAATTTATGAAACTTACGCGAGATAATAATTATGGCTGTATTGAATATCACGGAATTTGCGGAACAGGGAAAAGACGTTGCCAACAGAGTTACACCCACAGGGGTCATGCCGCCCTTAGCCGTTCAGGAAATTACAGGCACCACCACATCGGTTGCCAGTGCGGAACTCAACGCTAAGACAACATTCGTTCGAGTAATATCCACAACTGCTGCACGTATTGAGTTTGGTACTGCGCCAATAGCGGACGGGTCTAGCACTCGAATAGCATTAGAATCCAGTGAGTCCTTTTCAGTTAGACCTAATCAATCACTTAAAATCGCAGTGAAGGACGCATAATGGCTATTGATCCCAGAACATTAAACACGTTGGACTGGCTTGTTGAATTGGTTGCTGATGAATTGGTTGCCGCGCTTACTAATTCTGATTCTAAAAAGAATCTAAAAGCTCAAAAGGCTGAAAGTACACGAATCGCTAAACTCGTAAAAGAGTATGAGGAGATTGTATCAATTGCAAACAATCGAATTGCTGAAGCCGATGAGAAGGACTTGGCAGCGGCTAGCGAATTAGCCTATGCAAAAGAGATGGCTGAAACAGCAAGGATCGATAGAATGGCTGTGGATAACGACAGGTCTCAATTAGACAAGGATGTGGAGGAGTTCACTACTCATCGCACTGCTGAATTGAAAGCTTTCGGTGTGTCTAAAAAGAAAGCCTCGGAAGACGCAAGCCTGGCTAGAAACATGCTTGTAGCTGTTGAGAAACGTGAGGCTGCAGTTGGTAAGATGGAAGCAGACCTTGCAGAGAAGATGGCTAAACTTAAAGCCATAACAGGATGAATAGAATTCCTGCGTACCATTGGGATGATGAGCGGCGTGGTTACATACTTGATCAGAATGTATCGTATTATAGTCCTCGTTATAATAAAACCGTTTACATGAAACGTGGTGATTTTTCAGACGGCGCAACCGGCGCCTTTGATATTAACTCACTTGGCTGGTGGGTGCATGATCAACTCTGCAATACAGGCAAATGGAGCGATAACTCTGAATGTAACAACTGGCAGGCATCAACCGTTCTTTCAGATATTTTGAGCGAAGAGGGACGATGGGTTCGACGTGTTACATGGTGGGTTGCAACCTGGGCACGCGGCGGTGGTGAAGCACGTAAGAATGGCATGTGGTGATGAGACTTGATAAATCAATCACTGTCAGCGACATATTGACAGTTCTTATAATCGGTGGAACATCGATTAGTTTAATGTTCAATATCAGCGGTCGAGTTGATTTAAATAAGCAATCTGTTGATACAGTGGCTGGGGATTTAGTAGAGCATAAACGCCTTGAAGCTGCGTCACTTACTGAAGTTAAGCAAGAAATTAAATCGCTGAGAGCTGAAAGCAAGCAAGATTTTATACTGGTTAATCAGAAGTTAGATAGAAATTACAGGCGCTAATCGTGCGTATGCTGGTGTCATTGAGTGGGAAGCCGCAACCCCAAGTGGCAACAACATAGTGATTGTGTAAATGGCTAGAACTAGACTAGGTTTGTACGCTTGTATCCGAATGCCTTATGGTAGCTTTGCTGGTAAGTCACCAGACGCAACAAAGGTAAACGATTTATGCGCCAGATGGGTCGGGGAATGTCTTAGACAATCATGCCCCCGTTACGTAGAACGTTTTTTCTCATCTCTCGCCAATATGGAAACCGGTTATCGCATCGTGAAATGACCATATCTATTCGTTGAACTGATATATTCACGTAATCTTTAATCGATTCGCCAGGCTTAAGCGCGTCTCTGGCATACGCGACCGCTTCTTTATTTTCATGATTTAATATTTTCGGATCACCCATTAGTTTACTCTCATTTTATTATTAGTTTGTTTGCTTCGTTAATGTAATATTCGTAGTTCAAATTATTCCAATCAAACGCGCTCATGCGATTACACTCTGCAACGCTGTGACCTGTGGAAATTCCCGTTTCCACATCTCCTTCGTACTTTGCTTTATTTTTCGTGTGTATGCGCTCATCCCATACGCCAACACCTATGGTCTGTAACACCTCGTTATAATAAGAATCGGTTAATTTATTGGCCCGTTTATAATGACCAACCACACCACGACTGGGTGCTATCTTCACCAGTGACCCACCCTGTTTTGCAACGTGGTATCTAGTCAATGTTTGCTGTGGCATATCCACACCCCATTGCGCCCAACGCAGCACTAGACGGTTAGAACGTGGCACTTTAGCGCGTAAGCAAAAATCATAAGCGTTGGTGTGGCATGTGATAAATTCACGAACATCCACACCATGCACCATGTGTTGCTCTACCGCTTTGGCAACCACCATTGCTGATTGATTCTGGTGATGCTCCCTGTCGTACTCGTATGCTCCTTTGCGTTTCAGATCACCGGAACCAGCGTACTCTGCAATGTAATTATTAACGTCTCGAATCCAGAACCTAGAATATTGTGCTTCTTCTAGTTCTAGTTGTGTCAGTTGCTCCCATTTCTTACAGATCACCCTTGATTGAGCGATGCGAGCATTCGGGCAACGGTACGTTACGCCATCCGTGTTGCACTGGATTATTTCCATGCCTGGTATGCGTAACAATTCCTCAACTAACATACACAACAACAACTGACCATTGATGGTGGTCATCATGGTATACGCTGGATCGTAGAACGGTGAGTACTTATTATTTGAATCACCGTACACACCGTTAAGTGCCAGTTTTAACGATTCGTTTTCAGGCGTTCCTTTTGCGTGAGTCTTACGTTGCTGGTAAACATCCAGGTAAATATCACAGAATTCACGCCCAAGATGCTTGGGATACATACCATTTTGTATGGCTAGATTTGGATAGTAACTGGCAACGTCCACGTCAATAACGGTATGCGTTTCGTTGCTTACCACTAATTGACGGTCAACGCTGGCATGTAGTCCACCAGCGCCAAACACATAATCTAGACCATCGATAGTTGCGGTTAAATCATTAAACACTCCTTTGGTTTCAGTGATTGTTTTGCCTTTGAAGTAATCTAGAATGCGATTGAACTCAGGATTAACGAATTCGACATAATTAAAAATCAAATCTTTTAAGTGAATCGATGACCTTAGTGTTTGCTTGGGTTGTTTTTTACCACCCACACGACTGAAGCATTCAATCCCCTTGCGTTCCAGCTCCATGACAAAAAAATCTTTGCCGATTTTAGTATCGTTATGGTTTGTAAAATCACGGTTGTATCGTTTTGATAGCACCTCCCTGAACTGAATCATATGCAACGTTAATTCATAAAACTCAACAGTGGCTTTAATATCGTGCCAGTTATAACTAATCAGCACGTCCTTCTGTTCGTCATTTAACGCTACGCCAACGGGGAACGGTAGGTCTTGTATATCATCCATCCTCATCGCAAATTCAAGCGCCTTTAATGATGTTGAGCGCGCTTTGTTATCGAAATGATGGATTTCAAACAAGTCAATTTGCGTTACAGCCCTGTCGTCTGGCCAAACTGCGTGGGCAAATGAATCACCTTTAATGATTGCCATAGCTTTGTTATAAATATCAGCCACCGTAATACATGCACCGGTTAAAATCGCATGTATTACGGGGTAATCAAAGCCCACGTTATTAAAACCCACCATTTGAGCGCCACACTTTTGCAAGTCTGCTATAAACGACTTAAACGAAAGTGTGTCATCGCGGCGGTCAGAAATTTCAAACATCCAATGCGTGCCAGTAGCAATATGCTCAATGGCACACGTAAAAATGTTAGGGTAAGTTTCAATGTCATAAGCGTAGATATTCATTTATCAGACCTTGGTCAAGCCAGCCAATGCCGCTTCAGTCCAACCAGGCATGCTCAACAGTTCAGAACGACTGAACACCCGACCTTGCAATTCATATTGATCTTCAGCGGGTGGTTGTATCAGGTCTGTCGCAGGCGGTGCCATCGGTGCCATCGGTGCCATCGGTGCCATCGGTGCTGCAGGCGGTGCCATCGGTGCCATCGGTGCCATCGGTGCCATCGGTGCCATCGGTGCTGCAGGCGGTGCCATACCAGCCGGAGGTGTTGCGCTCATTCCTGCTGGTGCTGGTGCTGCCCCAAAGCCTGCGGCACGAGGATCGGCACCACCTTTGATTTCATCACCATAACCACTAAACGCAATCATGTTGTGGTTCAGAAAAACACCAGGGTTTTGCATGTTCGTGTTGGCATTAACGCTACCATTCACTTGCACGAAATAACCACGTTTAATCATCGGTTCTAATAGTGGTTCTGTACCATCATTATTGAAACATGACGGAGCAAAACCGTTCGAGAAGTGCAGAACCCAATGACCAGCCCAGCCCTCGTTATCACAAGGCTTCTTACCAACGGTGTTGGGAATCTGACTATCGCCATCCGAAACCTTAAACGCGAAGTTTCGACCTTGAAGTAATTGACCTGTGGCCGGATCAAATAACGCAGGGCAACCACCCCTGGCCACTTGCATGATCTTAGCACCCCATTCTTCCTGCTCCCACGGCACGTTTGGTGTTTTAGCAACCGCTAGACCAATGTAAAACTGCACTGTTGGTTGACCAGCGTTGGGGCCTGACTTAATAAGCCTTGGCGCACCACTCGCGTCCTTATCGTTACCTTTGTAAACATCGCCTGAAACAATACGACCAACGGGTGTTGTAAATGTAATTAAATCTGTCATTTTTTAAATGCCTCTTGTGCTTGTAATGTGTCATCTTCGACAACGTTAAAACCTGTAACAGGAGTCTCACTATACAAAGATATGACCGCATCGTCAATACCTAATTTCTTCGCTTGTGATGGTGTTAGAAGTTGCATATCCTTGCGTAACTGAACACCCGTTAAATCTCCAACCATAGCAACGGTGTTTAAATCTGTGCCAGCCTTCCATCGTTTACGTCCATGTTTCTGTTTTGCTGAGAACCCTGGTATCGCACTACCACCGCGTAATTTAGACTCAATTTCCGATTCAATAGCAGTCAGCCTGTATTTAAACAACTGCTCCATTCGACGTAGCAACTTCAGCTCGGTAGAAAGACCTTGTTCATCAAGAGTCATAGGTACAGACTCTGTTATCACATCGATGGCGTTATAAACAGTGCTTGATAGTGATCGACACAGGTGACGTGCTGAACAATATCTACAGTGAGTACCACTTACGCAATTAGGTTGTTCACCCATGGCAAGGTGTGCAGCAACACTAAGATCGGCAATCAACGGGTTTAAATGTTTGCTGGTAATCTGCCATTTTCGCACTGAGCCAAGTGGATGGCTGGCTCGTGGTTGTACGATTTTCAGTGTAATATTGACTTCACTCAGACCCAAAGCCGAAACTATCCCTGCAGCGTAAATCATAAGCTGAGGATTCTTAATCACCTCAACTAAGCCATGACCGAATTTTAAATCCCAGACCGTTAAATGATTAGCTTGAGCATCATATATATAAGCATCCGGTGTGCCTGACATACCAGGGTAAATCAACTCAAGGTCAACACGCTGCTCAATTTGCAACGCTGGCAATGTGGCACCTCCTCTTACAGATTTTAAAACATCTGTAACGTATGTATCGACACCGTCCCACATTTCATCAGTTATCAGCACATCGTTTTCAGCCATTGAACCGACATATTCCTGCTTAAGAGGTGCAATAGGTGCTAGCTTTGACCAGTGGTCTAGAACCTGTTCAGCTAACCAGTGGGCGGCCGTTCCTTCTTCGGCTGCTTCGCTTGGTTCCTGCTCTGGCGCGTTGACTTGCATACGATGCGAGCCGTGGCACACACTCCACTGGTGTGCGCCTGATGGGCGAGGTGGGTTCATTGTGATAATTCCGCATAGATGACAGGTATCAAATGGGTTTTATCGCTATTCAGCAATTCAGCAACGTTATTTATATCGTGCTTATAGATCATTGAATCGATTTCTTCAGTACTTGCGCTGCCCGATGTTATTTTTTCGGTGATCACTGCCATTAACTGAGGAAATGTTATTTCTTCGTCAATTGGTTTTAATATTTCATGTTCAGGCACCGAGTTAGGCTGTCTAATTTGATCGATATACGTTTGCCATTCCGACTCGTCTATGTCATTAGGCTTACGTTTGATGCGCCACGTGCCATCCTGGTTGAACGTTTTTCCACGTGAGTGAATGCGCTCGTCCCACTCGTCACCGTTTTTATCCACTGTTGGACCTGATAATTCTGGTTGTACATCGAATCCCTCTGGTTCTGGTGGTGTGACGACGAACGCATCAGTCTTCTCAAAATCTATGGTGACACCAGGGCATTCAGGACTTGTGAACGTACCCTGTGGGTATTCTGAAACAGGTGGCTCTACAACCACTGGTTCAGGTGCAACTGACATTGAACTTAACAACTGATACAGCTCACTAATATCTTCCACTTCTATCTTAATAGTCATTTATTTAAACCTTGTTTTGAACTTGACGGAGTAGCCATGTTATGCGACCATGACCGGCATGTCAACAATAAAACTAAGAAAATATCAAACGGTGTTAAACCAACGCATTAACGATGCGTGGCTTAATGGAGCTTCTAATATACTTGCCGTTTTACCAACGGGAGGAGGTAAGACGGTATGCATATCATCATTAGTTGAGGGGATTGTGTCGTGTGTGATTGCACATAGACAAGAGTTAGTGAGTCAAATATCACTGGCATTGGCTAAAAACGGAATCACACATAGAATCATCGGTAGCCAGAAGGTGATTAAAATGATCGTTGGCATGCACATGCTGCAATTCGGTCGATCTTATTATAATCACCAGGCTAAAACAGCGGTCGCTGGTGTTGATACATTGATACGACGTGGTGATGAGTTAAAAAACTGGTTGCCCACTGTTAAATTATGGGTGACAGATGAAGCCCACCATCTGACTAAGGAAAATAAGTGGGGAAAAGCTGTCTCAATGTTTCCGAATGCAAAGGGGTTGGGTGTTACAGCCACACCACTTAGAGCAGATGGTCGCGGTCTTGGTCGTGAGTTCGATGGTGTCATGGATGTAATGATCGTTGGTAGCAGTATGCGCCAATTAATCAACGATGGTCATCTAACAGAGTATCGAATATTCGCACCTGTCACCACTGACCTAGATTTAACTGAGGTGAAACTCACTGCATCAGGTGATTACAGCAAAAAAGGCATATCAGAAGCGGTCGCTAATTCGGGATTGGTTGTGCATGAAAAATCAACTGTGGTGGGTGATGTTGTATCCCATTATCAACGTATTGCACCGGGTAAATTGGGGATTACATTCGTGCCGGATATGGAAACAGGGCGCGAGATCGAGGCGCAATTTAATAGCGTTGGTGTTCCGGCTGTCCTGGTCAATGCGAAAACACCTTGTGATCAACG